ATTTATAATACGAACCTCAAGACCTTCCACTTTGAACCTATTTCCAGCATATCTTCCTATAAGAACCCAATCCTTTTCACTACACCAAGGACCATTTGGGAACTTTTGGGAGTCTTTGTATGCGTCTGGACCCAACTTAACCACATAAGCGGCTACAGTCGCAAAGGCTTCACGGTCACGAACCTGATCTGGAACGTACAAACCGCCCTTTGTTTGCGCACTTGGATAATAGGGAATGATGAGAACACGATAGCCTGTTGGCTGTGGTAATCTCTCTAGTGCAGATGTTTCCATTTGGGATGGATCATCTTCGTTTTTGTTTGCCGCACCTTTACCAAAAGCATTTTCTATAGGTTTTGGCATTTCTGCGTTTTCTTTTATTGCCTTTCTCGCTGCCTTTGCAACGTGATCTGGCACAAATAACTTATTAGTCATCTGCGTACTCTATGCCTTTCATCGCGGTTTTGATTTCTTGTTCAACGTAGGACATTCCGCGTATTTCGCCTACGATATACCGATACTCTTCAAAAGCCTGTATCGAACCATCCGCGAGCTTGTCTTTTAGACGCACATCGCGCTCACGTATGTTTTTCAAGAGATATTCTGCAAGATTTAGTGCGTCCATACCGCATATAGTATGCGATTATTTGGAAAGCACAAGTATAATTACCATAAAATCAGAAAATACCTTGGAATCTCTGGGGTCTAGCAATTCTGCTAAACCTGCTAATCACTCCACCGTTAGCTTTTTTTACTGGTTTTCTTTTTGGCTGGGGCTTTTTTGACTGCTTTTTTGGGCGCGACTTTTTTGCTTGGCTTAGGGCTATCGCCACTGCTTGCTTCTGCGGACGCCCCTCCGACTTTAGCTTCGATATGTTCGAGCTTATCACTTGCCGACTTGATCCCTTTTTCAACGGCATTACCAACCTCCTTTGCTACACGCTTTGCAGAACGAATTTGCTCTACAATTTTCTCCCTAACAGATGAACTCATTTTACCGTCCTTTCATTTGTGCATTCACCGCAGCAATATCTCTCTGGGTCTGAATGCGTTCTTCAGCAACGCGGGAACGCTCATCTATAGCCTTTTCTTGAGCATCAATACGTTGCTGCGCGATTAACACATCATTGCGCTCTTTCTCGCGCTCCATCTCCTGACGTGCTTCAAATTCACCTTGCTTACGCTGCATATCTGCGGCCTTCAGTTGCAATTCTTGCTGTCTGATTGCCACTAGCGGATCTTCCGTTTGGCCTTCTGGAGACATAGCCTGCACAAGTTGCTCTGTCATATCCGCTGCTATTTGCGCGGCTCTTGCATCTATTTGAGGCTTGAATTGCATCATCATCATTTGCATTGGGTCTTGTGGCATAGGCCCTTGAGGTCCCATTTGTGGAGGCTGCATTTGAGCTTGTTGTTGCATCATCTGCATTTGCTCTGGTGGAATCTGAGACATAACTTCCTGTTGTGCCTGATTTTCTGCAAGCATTCCAATATGCTCTTGAATATGCCCCTGTAGCACAACAAGAGCCTGTGGGTTTAACTGCATCGCAGGTGTGGACATAATCGCCATATGCGTTTCAATGTGCGCCTCATGATCTTGATCAGGAAACGCCTGCAAAGGAGCGCCCATAAGAGCGTTTTGGTTCTCCTTTGATGGATTCATTGGCTGAGGCTGTGGAGGAGGCGGCAATATCGCATCAATGTTTGTTACGCCTAGCGCCTCATACATCTTACGATAAGCAGCATACAGCCCCTGTGGGCCACCATGTATCTGTGGATTAGACTGAACTAACTGTAGCTCAGTTTGCGCCAAAGCAATTCGCTGCGACATCGAAAAGATGTTTGGATCAGAAACTGGCAAAACATCAATTTGAGGTCCAAAATCCTGCACAAAAATCTCAGGACCCATCTGCATATCTGCTTGATATGGATATGCCTGCACCGTTTCTGCAAAAATTTGAGCCAGAAGTTTGAACTCAATCTTTTGTGAGTAATGAAGACGCTTGTGAATCGCGGACATAACCTTTGTCCCGCGCTCCATAATCGCCATCGTTGTGCCAACGGGCGTTTCACCGCCCATCTCACCAACCTTCAAGTCAGCCATAGACGCAAAGCGGCGTCCTGCATCCACGAGAGTGCCTAAAAGGTTATAAAGCGTCCCTGAAGGCTCTTTGAAGGGGAGGGGCATCAGAGAGCCTTGCAGGGTGCCTCCAACCACATCGACATCGCGGAACTCACCCGGTTGTAGAGGAGCATCTTCATCACGAATACGAGCGCCACGGGCTTTAAAACCCGCAGGCAAGTTGGAGAGCGTACCTGCATCAATTAGCTGACGCAGAATGGACGTAGAGGCTTGCGCCAAACCACCAATCATATGCGTCAAGCCAAGGCCATAGAACCCCAGACCGGGCAGAAATTTATAATGTACGAAATATTGTTTCGCACTCTTAATCGGATCAGCCTCAGTGTAATTGCGGCGAATAGACAAAACATCGCCTGAATCCGCAATAATCGTCACAATATAAGGCAACTTCAAGCCAGTTGGCTGACCATCGACCCCCATATCCTCAAAGCCCTGAATATCAAGGCTCGTATGAACTTCATAAAGTGTTAACTCTTCAGATGGTCCGCTAGGATGAACGCCTTGAATATCATCAATTGATTCTTCAACCTCATCAGCTTCGTATGAACTACCCTCAGAAGCAGTTGGCAAATCAATATCACGATAAAAACCAACAAGCTGCATCTTGCGGATTTCATTGGAATCCATTGAAATTCGATGCGTAATACGCGGAGAAGACACCAAATCAGTTGCACCATATGGCACAATCAAGTCTTCAGCATGTATAAACTTGCTAACAGCACGTTGCTTTAGCGGATCAAAGTAAACCTTCTTAAACGTAGAACCAATGACAGGAAGGTAGAACAGCATCTGATCTAACTCTGGATCATACTCTTCCATCTTGTAGGTAATCATGTAGTTCATATAGTCTTTGACGCGCTCAGACTGCTTTACAAGCATTTCATTTTGCGCACCAATAACAGATGTACGAACAGGTCCAGTTGCAGGCAACAACTCACGATACGCTTGCGCTTGAAACTGTGTGACAGACTCAGCCAATAATGGATGAATAACGCCAGAAGATCCTTCAAACGGCTCTGTGCGCTCCTCATTTTTCATCCCCAAAAACTCAAGGCCAGTTTTGTATGTATCTTCCCAGTCTTCACGAGAGGATAAATCATCCTCAATCGAACCAACCAAATCAGATGAAATCAAACCCAACTCGGCTTCATCAATAACTTCAGCCAAGTTTCCATCAAACGGAACGCTAACAGGAGCCTCCATAGGCTCTTCATACTCACCCACAACGGCGCTACCGTCATCAAACTCAGTAATTCCGGGCTGTGCAGCCAAATCAATCACATTCTCAAATGTTGGCCCCTGTGGAACCATTGGTTCTTCGGGCAATCCACCCGCACCTAGACCGCGTTCTATAGCCATTAGAAAATGTCCTTCTCGTTGCCTTCAAGTGGCTCCAGTTCGTCAATGTCATCAAAGTCAGTCATAGGACCGCCTTTTTCCCAAGCATTGCAAACATTCTCAGCCATGCAGGTGAAATCCAGTTTAGTACAATACCCAACCTCGTCACCCTCATCCATTCCAATGCCATTCTCAATGCAATCAAGCATCTTGGAGCGAATGTTGTAATATTCACAGGTTCCGCAGATTTCTTTCTTTTTTTCCCAATTCTTCACAGAATGACCGTAAGCATATTCCTGTATGGCATACTCACGGTTTTTATCGTTTAAATCTGCATCCTGAGTCGAAAGAGGACAAACAAACTCCTCTTCCGCCTCATACATATCGTCATCAACAACTTGGTTGATACCAGACCTAAGCTCATCCATGTCAATGTTGATAACGATTTTTGCCATCACTTTACTCCAGAAAACTTGGTGCCAGAAATGGCTGCACCACCGCCACGGCAAACACCGCCCCCATGCTCATAGCCGCGAACCTTGCCGCCTTTTTTCATTTTACGAGGCTTCTCGTATTTTTGACGGACTGATTCTTCAACTTGATCTATAAAGGTTCTAGCCTTCATACTACCAGATTCTTTAGGAGTCATTTCCCCAGCAAGCCTGCGTTCATTTATATTTTTTTCAATCAGTTTCTGCAACTCTGTGTCACCAGCGTAAGTTTCTCGAAACTCTTTTGCATAGTCGTCAGACATATAGATTTGTCCACCTGACTTGGTGGGGCGCATATTTACCTTTTTACGTTCAGCCATCACTTCATTCCTTTATACTTGCCACCACGACCAGCCATAACGCAGCCGTTTCGAGACTTTTTACCAGAAGATTTCTTTTTCTTAACAGCGCCGCCCTTTTTATATTTCTTAACAGCACCACCACCCATCATTCCTAAAGTTCTACGCAAACGAGCCATGTCTGCATCAGACACTCCCATTCCCGTTTCACCAGCTTCTAAAGCCTCAAGCATACCTGCAC